GAGTGCCACACGATGAAGGGGCTATGGAAGTTTCCGTTTGAGCCAAGCGGAGAAGGCAAAGAGGGTGAGCGATGGAGGTGCAACTGCGGCAATGAGCTGTTCTACCTGACACCCAAAGGCCATATGTGTCCGAATTGCGGGATTTTGCAGACGTATTAACCAAGGCGGCAGCAGATTATTGAAGCGACAAAGGGGGCGGCATGGCGAAGTTGGTTGATCTGGCACGAGGCGTTGACTATGAGAAGTTCGAGCATTCTGAGCGCGCGTATCTGCTGGCCGCGACGAAGAACGGCCAGAACGCGATACAGGATCTGACGACAATCGTGTTTGCGGCGTTGCCGACCGGCATCCATTCGAGGCGTGGGATCGAGAAGCTGGTGCGCATCCATTTCGGGTACGCGATCAGCTTTGTGTCGGTGCGCAAAGACTTGAGATCCCGCGCTGCCGATGTCATGGCGCTGCATGAGATTGTGCGTGCGACGCTGGGCAAAATTCGGGCACGGCTTCTGCGCAGTCTGGACGCGGCGCAAAAAGCGAAGAGTGCTAAATCTGAACCGCTTGAAAGTTTGATTGAAAATCGGTAGAAGAGAACAGCATATCAAATGCCGGATATTGCTATGCAAAACGCCAAGCATCAATCACTGACCAGAGCGCCATAACCGCCATGGCAATCATCCAGCGGCGCGTCGCCTACGGTGCTCCACACAACACCCCAAAGATCATCGTCGTTCACGCGATGGCAGAGCATGTCGCCACCCCGGAAGGCAATTATATCTACGCGCCAGACTTCCTTGAGTCGCAAGGGTTGTCAGCTCATGCACTGGCACTACCGAACGGCGACATCATAAGAATGCGAAACGACACTGACGGCGCATACCATGCGCGCGGCTTCAATACGAATTCTTTGGGCATCGAAATGCTGGTGCCGGGCATACACAATTATGCGTCGTTTTTGCGGATGATCGACCATCCCTACCTGTTTGCGCAGCAATACCGCGCGGCGGTTGAGCAGTGTCGGGAGTGGGTTGAGCTGTACGGCATCACCAATATCGTGCGCCATTCAGACATATCTCCGGGCCGCAAGGTCGATCCGGGCCGTGGTTTCCCATGGGAGGTGTTCTGGCAGGAGGTGTATGCATGACCGAGATTCTCAAGAAGGTGAAGCGTGCCTCGCGCAGCAAGACAATCAAGTGGGGGCATGTGCAGGTTGCGGCCGGCGCGGTAGCAACCGGGTTGGGTTTTTTCAACCCCGTCATGTTCCCGGACCTGCCTGCGTGGGCATACGGGATAGCCACAATGGCGGCTGGTGTCATCACCTACGTCCTGCGCGCCGTTACGCGCAAGCCTTTGGACGAGAGAGGTGGCGAGTGATGCCGATATTTGACACGACTGCCCAGATCGATGGTGCCCGGCGCGGTCTGATGTTATTCGTTATCGGCTTTGCCGTGGCCGTCAGCCTGTTCGGGTCCGGGGTTCTGCTAGGCTGGTATCTGCACACCCCAAAGGTAACCCAGAAGGATCTCAACAAAGAAGCGGAAATCGCCGGAGAGTACGAGGCCAAGCGCGGCGGAGACAAAGCCAAGGCTGACCAGCAGAAGGGGAAAGCTGCTGCGGCCAGCACCAAGGTGATCTACCGGAACTGCAGCTTGGAGCCGGACGATCTGCAGAATCTCATGGACGCATTCACAAGGGGCGGCAAATGATAGAGGCGCTGATACTCACCATCGGGATGGGGTTGGGTTGGTTCATCAAGTCTGAACCCGCGATCATCCCGCCGCCGGCCTCCGCCATGGCGCGCTGCGCTGACCTGATCCCGCCGGCCGATGGCACGCTGGCCGAGGTGTACCGAGCTGCTGTCTATGCCGGTACGGAATATAGGCGCGTATGCCTGAACCACGACGAGCTGGTGGACTGGTCCGCCCGTACAACAAAGGGACTTGAATAATGGGGGCGGGCGTGAAAGATCAGATTGTTGCGGCAATAGCGGCCACAGAAGATAAAAACATAAAGGTGGTGCTGCTAATGATGCTGGGTTTGTTGGATGAGATCGGCACCAAGATTGATACTGCGCTGAATGACGAGAAGGGATTGCGTGACGCCGTGCTGAATGGGCATGAACCGGTGCATAACACTCACCATGAGTATATTGCTCGCCGAATAATCTATGAAGATGACGATGTGGCGCAGCGCAGATGGGTGAGTAGAAAAATGAAAGAAGAGATGGATGATGCGAAATCCGATAAGGACGCAAAGCGCTCGGTCAAGTACAACATCATTGAGCGCGTCTTATGGGCGGTACTCACCATCATCATTGGGTCACTGTACGTTTTTCATGGCTGACAATGCAGCAAGATAGGAAGTACCACTCCAAAGCGGCAATCTCCGCGCACCCAGCGCCAGATCGTGACGCATTCCCGACAGGTGAGGCGTATGCCGAAGCCTGCATGAATGTCGACGATGCACGGACCGCGTTCGACCAGCGCCCCACACTGACGCCAAAGCAGGAGCGGTTCTGCATCGAATACTTCAACACGGGCAATGCAAGCGAGGCGTACAGGCGCGCGTATGACTCCAATGGGACTACAGAATCTGGCGTTCATGTTAGAGCGTCCGAACTGCTGGCCAACAGTAAGATTGCAGTAAGGTTGAAAGAGTTACAGAGCGGCGCAGCCAACAGCGCCATGATGTCCAAGGCCGACGTGCTACGCGAGGCCATGAAGATCGCCAAGTTCGACATCCGGCGGCTGTATGACGACGGCGGAGCGCCAATTCCGATCCATGAGCTTGATGCAGATACGGCCGCAGCGGTGCAGGCGGTGGACATCCAGGAGGTGTATGAGGGCTACGGCGCAGAGCGCGTGTTTGTCGGCTACACCAAGAAGTACAAGGTGGCGGACAAGAATGCGGCGCTCGAAAAGCTGTTCAAGCATTTCGGCCTGTATGAGCTGGACAATAGCCAGAAGTCCGACCCTGTGCGGGAGTTCCTGAATGCGTGTTCCGGGAAGGCGCTGCCCATAAACAGCGGCCCGGCAACGGGCGATGACGACGATTAGCCTGACTGCCTCGGAGGGTTCACTCCGGCAGTTGAAAGAACTTTACGGCGACAAGCTGGATGATCCAGTCTGGCGGATCACGTCCGGCGAGCTGTACAAAATCATCATTAAGGGCGACAAGCCAGGCGATGATCTGGTAATCCCCTTCAAGCCCAACCGGGCACAGCGGCGCTTTATGAAGCGCATGCACCATCGGAATGTGATTCTGAAGGCGCGGCAGCTTGGCTTCACGACGCTCATCGCTATCATCTGGCTGGATCACGCCCTGTGGGTGGCAAATAGCCGGTGCGGCATCATCGCGCAGGACAAGGACGCGGCCGAGATCATCTTCCGGGACAAGGTGAAGTTTGCCTACGAGAACCTGCCTGAATTGTTCAGGATGTGGGCACCTCTTGCGAAGGATAGCGCGTCGGAGCTGATGTTTGCGCACAACAATAGCTCGGTCCGTGTGGCGACATCGATGCGCTCCGGCACGCTGCACCGGCTGCATGTGTCCGAATTCGGAAAGATATGCGCGAAGTACCCAGACAAAGCCAAGGAGGTGATGACCGGCTCGATACCGGCGGTGCCGACCAGTGGCGTGCTGGTCGTGGAGTCCACAGCCGAGGGGGCCGAGGGCGAGTTCTTCGATATGACGCAGCGCGCGATTGCGCAGGATGATCAGGGCGCGCCGCTCAACCCCAAGGATTACCGGCTGCACTTCTATGCGTGGTGGGATAACCCGGAATACACGATCAACCCGGAAGGCGTCATCATCACCGACCGGGACCATGAGTATTTCGACAGGATCGAGGCGACATGCGACATCATCATCCGGGCCGGGCAGCGCGCATGGTATGTGGCGACGCGCGACGCGGACTATCCGAACAACCCGGAGCGTATGTGGCAGGAGTACCCCAGCACGCAGGAAGAGGCGTTCCAGCAGTCAACCGAGGGATGCTGGTACGCGACGCAGATGGCCGTGATGCGCAAGGCTGGGCGGATATGTACCGTGCCAGAGGTTGACGCGCCGGTAAATACCTTTTGGGACATTGGCAATTCGGATGGTTGCGCGATCTGGTTCCATCAGCGTGTCGGGCTGGAGCATCGCTTCATCCGGTATTACGAGGAATTCGGGGAGGATCTGCGGCACTACGTCAAGATACTTCAGGACACCGGCTACATATTCGGCAAGCATTTCCTGCCGCACGATGCGGAACACAAGCGACTGAGTGACGACAACCGCTCCGTGAAGGAGATTCTGGAAGGGTTGGGCGTGCGCAACATCGAGATCGTGCCGAGGATCACGAACATCACGACCGGCATCGGGATGACGCGCGCGGCGTTTACGCAGTGCTGGATCGACGAAACGAACTGCAAGCAGGGCATCAAGCGCTTGGATAACTACCGAAAGCGGTGGAGTCCGCAGCAGGCTCGCTACCTCGACGAACCGGTGAATGATCACACCCAGACGGCAGGCCCGGACGCACTCAGGCAGTGGGCGCAGGCGCTCGACGGCGGCATGCTGAACATACATGCGGTGCGCAAGACAAAGACCAAGGCTAGGAGCTGGCGCACGGCTTGACATACGCCGAAAAACAAGTAGAAGGAAACAGCAATCAATAATTTTGGTTGCTATTATCCATGCCAGTCGAATTAGGTGGTCGCACAGCAAGGTTCATTCGGCGCAAGGGCGACATCTGCGCGTCCTTCCAGTATGTGAACGATGAGCCTGCAATGTGCCTGTTCCCGGCAATCAAGCGCATGACTTCCGGCGCTTTCATCATCTGCGAATCCGCAGCATACAAATACACCAACGAACGCTACCTGATGTTGCAGGCTATGAAGGCCTCAAGGGTGATGGGCATGGATGACACCAAGCACACCATCCTTCGCATCGCCGACTGCATCCTGCTCTGGCTGGACGACCTGCTGATGATGCCGCCCAAGCCGGAAGATATGGTCGAACACGCGGCACAGAAGGCACTTGCTGGCGAAGCCACCCTGTCTATCAACGGCCAATCCAAAACTTTTGAGGTCAACGGCTGATGGAGCGCATCGAGAATATCCAGACGAAGAAGGTCCACGACCCGGATTCCAGATACACCGAAGGCGGAGCCGTCGATCCGCATGAGGCACCCAAGCACAAGCTGGACAGCCCGGAGGTGCTTGATAAGCACAAGCGTCTGGAGGACTGGTTCGCGCAGGAGCGCAGCACGCAGGCGGAATCGCGCTTCCAGATGGCGCTGGACCACGACTTCTATGATGGCCTGCAATACTCCGAAGAGGATGCGCAAGAGCTGATGGAGCGCGGCCAAGCGCCGCTGGTTTACAACGAGGTGAAGCCGACAATAGATTGGGTTATCGGCACTGAACGACGCACCAAGTTCGACTACAACATCCTGCCACGCAGGGAAGAGGACGTGGGATTGTCATCGGTCAAGCGCGAGGTGATCAAGTACATCAGCGACATCAACCGCCTGACGTTCGAGCGCAGTGCGGCATTCAAAGAAAGCACTATCTCCGGCCTGTCATGGACCGAGACGGGTATCCGTGGCGACAACGACGATGATCCTGTCTATGCGCAGCAGGAGTCGTGGCGCAACGTCTGGTATGACAGCAACAGTCGCAAGCTGGACTATTCCGATGCGCGTTATCTGTTCCGCCGCCGCGTCGCCGATCTGGACGTGGCTATCGCCATGTACCAGGAACGAGAGAGATTGCTGCGCGAAGCGGCGCTGGATCAGGATACCTTCGTCAGCCAGTACGACGATTTCTTGCTCGGGACGCCGCTCTCGCAGGGAGCGGGCGGCAAGACACCGATCAGTTCTTATGCACGGTATGGCGGCATCGGCTCGAACTCCGGCTCATCCAACCGCAAGATGCGTGTGGAGCTTATTGAGGCATGGGTGCGCACGCCGGTCAGGGTGCAGAAATTGCGCGGCGATCTGTTCGATGGTGAGCAGTACGACAAGAACAACCCGGAGCATGTGGCAGCTGTCGGCGACGGGGTGGTGTCCACCTTTGACGCGCTTGAAATGCGCATGGAAGTCACGGTGTTTTGTTCTGCTGGCGTGCTGTTCGATGGCGTCAGCCCGTACAGGCACAACCGTTTCAGCCTGACGCCGATGTGGTGTTATCGCCGTGGCCGTGACAATTCGCCGTATGGTCTGGTCCGCAACATCCGAGATCCGCAGGAGGACCTGAACAAGCGCGCGTCGAAGGCGCTCTTCATTCTGTCCACCAATCGCGTCATTGCCGACGAAGGTGCGGTCGAAGATTTGGAGCTACTGCGCGAAGAGGCGGCTCGGCCGGACGGCATCATCATCAAGAAGTACGGCAAGGATCTGTCCATCGGGAATGACAATCAACTTGCCCACGACCACATGGCGCTCATGGACCGGGACGGCAACGCGATCCGCAATGCAGGGGGTGTCACCGACGAGAACCTTGGCCGTGGCAGCAATGCGCAGTCCGGCAAGGCGATTCTGGCGCGCCAAACACAGGGCAGTGTCGTTACCTCCGAGGTGTTCGATAACTACCTGCTGAACTTCCAACTGGACGGCGAGAACTTGCTGTCGCTGGCTGAACAATACTACGCGAAGCCGAAGGTGATCCGCATTGCCGGGAAGCGCGCGGGCAAGTTCGACTGGATCAAAGTCAACCAGCCGCAGGAAGATGGCTCATACCTGAACGACATCACACAAAGCAAGGCCGACTTCATCGTGGATGAGCAGGACTACCGCGAAAGCATGCGTCAAGCGATGTTCGAGCAGATGATGGAAATGGTCGGGAAGATGCCGCCGGAACTTGCGATAAAACTGCTTGATCTGGTGTTTGAGTTCTCTGACATCCAAGGCAAGGACGAGATTGTGAAGCGCATCCGCAAGCTGACCGGCGAGGGAGGAGACGACGAAGAGAAGTCGCCGGAACAGTTGCAGGCTGAACAGGCCGTAGCGCAGGAAGAACAAGCGCAGCAGGAATTGATTAAGCAGACAGCCGAGGCGCAACTGCAGATGCTGAAAGCCAAGGTCGCGCAACTTGAAGCGCAGTCCAAAAAGATGGATGCCGACAGCCTGACGCATATGGTGACGGCGATGTACACAGCGATGCAGGCTGGCCAGATCATAGCGACGGTGCCCGGCGTGGGGCCTGTTGCCGATGCGATCCTGCAAGGTGCGGGCTATCAGGACCAGAACGGCCAAGACGCGGACATCCCAGCGCCTGCAGCACCAGCCTCGGCCGCAATGCCGCAGGAACTTCCAACATTGCAGCAAACAGACGGTGCGCAGGCAGGCATCCAAACCCCGGGCAATGACGGCGTAATCACTCAATAGGAGATCAACATGACAAAAACGAACAAGGTATCGGCATCAATGGCAATGCGTGAACGCGAATGGGAAGCAGAAGAAGATTTGCGCACATTGCAACGTGCAGCGGAAATCAAGAACGACCCAGCACGCCTGAAGCGCGCGCAGGAACTGGCGAAAGAAAAGTTGCAAGAAATGGCCCAAGTAGCAGGGCAGGCGGCCGGCTCGTAAGGGCTGGATTAAACGGTGGCAGCAGGCAATCTAGAGGAGGAAGTAATCATGGGTTTGGACGGATATTCAGAGCAGGAACTGGCAATGCTGTCTGACGAAGAGCGCGCGGCATTGGAGGATTCCACTGACGAAGAGCGTAAATCGTTGAACGCGGTGGCTGGCGTGGATGACGACGACGAAGGCAAAGATGCTGACGGCGATGGCGATGGTGAAAAAGGCGACGATGGCGATGACGGTGCGGCTGGCGACGGCGACGATGCTGGCGACGGCGACGGCGATGGCGCAGGTGATGATGCTGGCAGCGGTGACGATGGCGACGGCAGCGACGATAAGCCGGATCGCAATGTGTTCGCGGCGAAGTATCACGCAGAGCCTGTTGAGGGTTATGCGGAGAAAATGGCCGAGCTGGATCAGAAGTTCGAGGACGGCGATCTTGAGCTGAAGGACTACAACCAGCAGCGCGATGCACTGGTGCGTGCGCAACTCAAGGCCGAAATCTCGTCTGAGCAGCAAGAGCAAGTCGAGGCGCAGTTGTGGC